TGGCTGTCAGCGTCTGCGAGAATGCGCAGGCGCGCATCAGCGAACCCCAGCCAGGCGCTTGGCCTGCCGTAGCTACGCCAGCGATCTCGACTTCGAAGTCCACCATGGCGCGAATGCCAGCGGGTAGCTGCTCAGAGCGTCCGATGTAGGGTCTTACCAGGTCGCGATCCACCAGATCGGCTTCCTGGGGGGTGACGCTCATATTGCGAACTAGGATAGCGTCTGCCGCACCAGTAGGGTTCGGGTCGGTGCCGTAGGTGGTTTCAATTCTTGCGAGCAATACTCGCTTGCGTGCTAACAATGGCATTTATTACTCCTTATCGGCCTTTGCGGCCTCGCTGTCTGAATTAACCGGCTCGGGCGCAGTATCGCGGAGCGCGTCTTCGGTGCGCTCCAAGAGTTTCAGCATTCCCGTTTTTGGGTCAGTGACATAACTGCCGCCCTGACCCATGTTTTGATCTGTCTTAGTGTTCATAGTGCTAGGTTCCCGCGTTGATGCCTGTACCAGACAATATAGCGCATGGTCAGCCAGCCAGCCGTAAGATCGGCTTCGTCAAAATCCCAACTGGCTGCGCCTTCTTCAATATCAATCGCCAGGCCACCAAGGGTTGGCGAAGCCATGATTTTACTGTGTACCGAGTCTGCGGTCGCATCCGCCAATTGATCGGGTATTGCGCCCCTGGTGTAGATGCCCACCGTTACGGTCAGTTTCTTTTCCGTGATCCCGACGATGTCGGTCTGCGGTTCGTCGGATTCAGGCCGGATCACCAGAGCAGGCGCTTCGTCGCGCTCCAGTGCGTCTTCACGGCTTCGGAATATCCGAGTACCTACGCCAGTCGTTCCCGCTAGGGCGGTAACAATGGCTGAAACTATTTGCTCGCGCTTGCTCATGACTTGGACAGCGAGAGCGATTTAATGGCACCGTCATCGAGTAGCTTTACCTCGCGCACGGCGTATGTGGTCGAAGCAATTACAACAGTGTCCCCGCGCTTGATGCCCGGAAACTGAGCGGAAGGTAACATCGCTTCGTATTCGATGGATTGGGCACGCCCACCAAGAACATCCTCAGTGGGCGTATCCAGTATGACGTTCGCCGTGAACGCTCCCCACGTTGCCTGGCTGGCAAACTCATCAGCATTGAAGAACGTGGAAATTACCTCGGCGAACGGCATGGATCATTCCTCCGTAGAAGCCTTTGCCTTGGCCTTGTCTTGCTTGGCTTCGGCTGCACCGGACTCGATAAGAGCGTCGGCTACTTCTTTCGGAAGATCGACCTCGGCGCCAACCTCCAAGAGTTTGGCGTCGTGCTCGACTTGGGAAATGATCACGACCTTCATTATGCCACCGCGTTCTGGATGAAGTAACCAGCGCTGGAACCAGCAATAACCGGGGTTTCCGCGCGAGTAATCGGGAAGTACCAAGTTTTGTGGTTGCGGTCATAGTAAGGTTCTTCAACCAACGGATAGCCACCCAGGTTATACGTGTAACCGAAGGTAGGTGCTCCCATGTTGGCCAGCGTATCGGTCTCGGTGTAGGCCAGAATGGCGTGGCGACCCCAGACATCAGAGAGCACACCAGCGTCAGTAGCCTGGACACCATCAGCAACGATAACCTCGCTGACGCCAAAGAACTCGGCCAGAATGGCAGCGGTTGCCACTTCACGGTTTGCGTACTTGATGTAATCACGAATCTGCGGGTGCTGGCGCAAGCGAGCAAATACAACAGGACCGAGAACCATGACGTTCGGGCGTTTGCCAGTGCTGGCGCGAATCTGCTCTTTAGCTGTTTCAACAACACCGGCTGGGTTAGAAACGCCAGAATAATCCGACCACTGAGCAGTACCGGACAGTGTAACGCGGTTGTTGACAGGATAGTTTGCCAGCGTGGTAGCCAGGGTGGCCTGAGCGATCTCAAGGCGCAAATTCATGATGCCGATGGTCTTTCTCAGCGTCACGGTTGCCATGTCGATGCTGAATCCGTTGGCACTGGCTTCGGCTTCCTGCAAGTTTTCAATAGGCAGAGAACCCTCAAGCGAGTAGTCGATCAGCGAAAAAGGGCTGCTGCCGTAGCCGACCTGCACTCGCTTGGTGGCACCACCAGGGGCACGAACGAGGCCAGAATACTGCATAAAGTCTTCGCGGCCAAAAGTGATAATGTTGCCAGCGCGCTGGCCAACATTAACCACCGGGAAAAGAACCGAACCGACCAAGGTATTCTGACTGACGCCCTGAGCGATGGAAGTAAGGACAGGATTGATTACCCGTGCCTGAGCTAGAGTGAGTTGAGGCATGTTTTGCTCCTAAAATTAGTTCGGGATAATCAAAAATTCGATCTGGTCACCGGCGGCACCTGCGGCAGTCAGCGCACGGCCAACAATTGCACCGGCAGAGCGGGTGATGTACTGGCCGCTGGCATTGGTTTCCAGCAATGCACCGGCAGTAATAGCTGCACCGGCTTCGCCGATGGCCGTGCCCAGCGCAACAACAGGAACAGCATCGCCAGAGGCCGCGCCATTCATGGCTGGACCGATGGAGTTACCTGCTGCTGCTGGCACTGCGCCTGCTGCGTTCACTGCTCGAAACTGAGTCAGTGCGGCGGATGCCGTAATGCTCAGGACTAGGGTATTGGTACTCGAAGCTGCCATGATTAGGCTCCTTTCTGAACGGCTTTAACGGCGTCCAGGTAGGACGTGCCGGGATGGTTAGACTGATAATTTCTTGCGGCTGCATCGAGTGCCGCTGAATCGACACCAGGTCCGATCATGCCGTTCTTGCCGACATTGCTCACGGGCTGGTCTTCGGATTCGGGCGCCGCTGCATGAGCAACGGGCGCGGGTGCGTCGTTGGCTCGGGTTGCGGCAAATGAGGCCAGGCGCGTTTTTTCGGCGGCCAGTACCTGCACGGCGGCTTCGGGCGCAGTAGTGCGACCGTCAAACGCCAGTGCGTCGATCAACTTCTCATGCCCAGGCATGGCCTGTTCGCGGACTGCCTGGATGCGGGCGCGCTCGGCGTCAGCTCCCTCGGCACGAATCAGCGCATAGGCCTCCGGGTTCTCTGCTGCGAAACTTGCAGCAAGCTCTTGAGGGTTCATTGCGTTTCCTTTCGGGGTGGTTTTTGATACGACAAGCGGCACCGGCTCATCACTAATTGCCGGGCTGGTGTCATCATCAGCAACACCGGCTGATTCAGGTACACCTCCCAGCGCGAATACTGCCTTGCGGCGATTCGCGTATTTAATCGGGTCAGACGCCATGCGTTCGACCATCGTTTCAACGGTTGCAAAACCATCAGCTAAGCCAGCATCAATTGCCTGTTGGCCGATGAAGATGCGGCCATCGGCCATGCGCTCCAGAACCTGATCTGGTTTCACGCGGCGATTGGTGGCGACTGCATCGACAAAGGCCGAATAAATCTGATCGACTTGGCCTTGCAGGTAGGCGCGGCCTTCCTTGCTCAGCGGTTCGTTGTCGGTTGCCATGCGTTTGTATTTGCCAGCCGTGATCTCGGTGGTGACCGACTTGTCTCTCGGCTGATAATTGTGCGTAGCGACTACGCCAATCGAACCCATGTAATCAGTCTCGCCAGACAGGTACACGGCGTTTGCAGCGCTTCCAGTCCAGTACCCGGCTGATGCCATCATGCCGGTGCTTACGCTCACGGTAGGCTTCTCGCTGGATAGGGCGCGTATCTCTGAGGCCATGGCCGGAATGCCAAAGACCGAACCGCCAGGTGTGTCGAAGTCGAGGACGACAGACTTCACGCGCGGGTCAGCGCGCATGCTCGCAAGTTGCTGCGTCATCAACTGTGCTGATGCGCCGCCAGATACGCGAGTGAACATATTGGCTTTGTTGGAAATGACGCCAGAAATGGGTAGGACGGCAACACCACCATCGCGCACCTCGTATTCTTGCTGATCGTTGGCTAGTGGTCGACCTAGTCGCGCCTCGATGGCCGCAATGTCTATTTTTTCGCCGCGCAAATGCGTCGAATAGATCGCCTGAATTTCAAGCAGTCGATCTGGAAGTATCGCCCAAGGCGCGGTGAGAAAGTCAACAAGTGTCATGCGCCGATTCTACTTCACGGCGCTGTATCAAAGATCTCAGGCGGTGAGACTATTCGCAGCGAGCGCGCACAGTATCAGCGCCAGTGCTTCATCTTCGTCCTGCTTTCGTGTGCGGCCAGGCGTGGCTGCACGGGCACCGAAGCGTCGCATGTAGTCTGACAGACTGACCTCGGCGTCGGGTCCGCCGCCGGTTCTCACGTTGCCACCGCCGCCAGCTTTTGCGGGCTCGGTAGTTGGACCCGGGTCCGGCGGCACATAGC